CATAATTGCATAATTGATTTTTTGTGGAAGTTTTCTTTCAGAAATTTTATCTAAAAATGTTACAATTTGTACAACGTCAATATTTCTATATTTCATATAATTTCTTCTCCTTGATTTTGTGCATAATAAAAACAGACTACAGAAATTAATCCATAGTCTGTTGCAATTATTTATGTATTTATATCTTATTCAGCAGTATCTACTAAGCTATATACATAGGTTTCAAACTCTGTGAAATCTTTCAGAACTGATTCTTTATTCGCTTTGAATGCTTCGCCATCTTGAATAGATTTGGTAATAGAAACATCACCATTTTTACTTACAGATGCGTTTGCGTAAGCGACATTCTTCTGATTTTCTGCTTCGCCAACATAAATATTTGCATTTACATTAGTTGTTGTATTAATTTTAATCATATTAATTCCTCCAATTTTTGTTTTATAATTGCAATTTCTCCTTGTAATAAGAGAATAGTGTTTTTAAGTTTTTGGTTTTGTTCTTCGAGAGAGTCTATACGGTGATGAGCTTTTTGTGTCATATATGTATTTAAAGAGACAAATTCTCCATATCTAAAAGCATATTCAACAATGTCTCCGGCTTTATTAGGTTTATCTAATTGACCTTTACACAATATACCATAATCAGAAGCATTAATATTATAATCGTTAAATATTTTTTCTGTTTCTCTAGCACCAAATCCAAAGTGACATCTATCATGGTCGTCTTCACTATCAAAATTTTTAAATTGATATACAATAGGATTTAAACGCATATACACGTCTTCTATATGATTTATACTTCCGATAGAATGTAAATTTGTTTTTAAATGTTCATCAGATGTATCTATAGTAGATGACTGACAATGAATAGTTTTCCATTTATATCCAGTGTATCCAAGTCGTGTTGCGCTATCTGAATTTGGAGCAAAGATTTTTGCTGTGCCATTATTTCTAATGCTTACAGAATAACTTGACGATGATTGATTATACAATGTATCAATCGAACTTTTAGAAAAATTATTTCCACCACCAGAACTTGTTGGTAAAGTAACAGAACTTAATTGAGAACCATTATAATTTTTTAAATATAATGTATTTCCCGAAATACTTAATGTATCACCAAAAGCACCTTTAACCCAACTTGTAGTAGCATATCCAGAAAGAGATTGATGCTGAGTTAAATATCCTTTTCCAGTTACCCAATTTTGTGTTGCGAGGTTATAATTTGTAAATCCAGAACTATATGTAGTTC